TCCTGAGCTAGTAACAGTACCTCCAGAGCCTCTTTGCGCCCCTTGATATCTGATAATCACAACACCGCTACCACCTATGCGATTAACGTCAGCATAAGTGAACTCGGTTGGTGTACCAGCACCATTACCAGTATTGGCTGTGCCACTATAACCACTACCACTTATTGTTCCTCTAGCAGCGTAAGAAACTCCGTTTAACCAAGTTCTATCACTGCTTGAAAGTTCTCCACCTTCTCCTCCACGACCATATTGAGTTTTGTAGTTTGGGTGAAAGTTAGTTGTCGCATAACCATTGCTTGCAGCGGTTCCTTCTGGTGGTGTATATCCACCAGCGTTTCCGCCACCGGCTGCGTATGCACCACTGTTAAATCTTTGTACACGCCAACCACCGCCGCCGCCAGAACCGCCGCTATTTCCGTTTCTTAGACCGCCGCCTCCGCCGCCGCCAGTAGATGAGTTACCATTAAATGAGGAGTTGCTTCCATTACTTGCACCATTACCTCCATACCAAGGTATGCCGTTGCCATTACCGCCAGCACCAACGGTTACTGTCATACCAGCTGATCCGGCTGTAAGAGTTGTAGCTGTATTGAACTGACGATAACCTCCAGCACCACCAGCTCCAGTTCCATAACCACTTCCTCTACTTCCGGGTGCGCCTCCACCACCAGCTACAATTAAGTACTGTATGTCGTAGGTATTAGCAGTTCCGTAAAAGTCAGCAGCTAATTGTATTTCACCAGAGCTAGGTGCATTTCCTTTTCCGTGATATTCAGAGAGTTGGTGAGGGGCTGACCCCCCAAACTCTGTGGCTATAGCACCTAATGAGACTTGACCTGAGCTTACTATTGGCATTACTTAGCCTCCAATACTTTTATTCTTGCCGAAAGTTCTTTTATTGCTTCAATCAAAATAGAATTTATGCCAGCATAGTTAACAGCTTTGTATGTATTTCCATCTGGGTTAGCAACTGTTTTAACAACTTCTGGTAATACTTTTTCTACATCTTGAGCTATAACACCAGCACTTTCACCATCATTTTCCTTCCATTTGAAAGTAACACCTTTTATGGCTTCTACTTTACTTACAGCATCAGTAACGATTGTTATATCTTTTTTAAGATTTTCGTCAGATGCGGTAGTTGTTGAGAAAGCATAAACATCACCATCTGCATGGAAGTCACCATCAGCTTCAAATCTAAATTCGTTATTACCGTTTAAATAAAGATCTAATCTGTCGTTATCTGTAAATTGAAAATGATCGTTAGAATCTCGACCTATCTGTGCTGTTGTACGTATATGCTGTCCATTTAGTGCAGATGCTATTTCAGCACCTGTCTGGTCAGCAGTAGCTCCAGATTCAATGCCGTCTAATTTACTACCGTCAGATGCTACGTCTCTTCCGTCAACAGTTCCAGAAACTGCAATGTTACCTGTAACAGTATGTGCGCCACTATTGATTGATCCTGATACTGTAAGGTTTCCTGTTATGTCAGCTCCATTAGAAACATCTAATTTTCCAGTAACACCAGCTCCAGTACTTTTTGTATCGAATTTTTTACTGTTGTCAAAATATAATTCAACAGCTCCGTTTGGTATAATTTTTGCTCCTACTTCTGATGAATTTATATAAAATTCTAAATTTCCAACTTGATTTAAAAGGTAAGAATTTGAACCATCGTGATAAAGTTGTAAGTCAGAAGAAGTGCCAAGAGTTACTTTACTATTATCAGGTAGAGTTACATTACCACTTATTACGTCAATACCAGCACCAACGTCTAAGTTACCAGCTACATCAACGTGACCATTAGATTGAACAGACAATCTGGTTTGACTGTTGGTAGAATCTCTAATATCAAATATTCCACCATTTACTTTTATTTCGTAGTCTGGGTTTGAATCAGAATCTACAAAACTAACTGTTGGAGTCTGTGAATTGATAATGACATTACCATTATTCGTAGTAAATGCTTGCGCTGAACAACCTCCTTGAAATGAAGCATTTTGTGTTGCAGTAATAACTCCAGTTACATCTACCCCAGCATCGTCAACGACAAGTCTAGCTGTACCAGATCTTGTCGCTGTAATGTCTCCGTTGTTTGCTACTGCTACGTTTGATGTTCCGTTTGCAATAGTTGTGCTGTCAATCGCAGTCGTTGAGGCTGCGGTAACTTGTCCTTTATTGTTTACAGTAACAATAGGAATAGCAGAGCTAGAACCATAAGCACCAGCCGTTACGCCAGTTGTACCAAGGTTTGCAGTTGCTACAGTTACGTCTGTTGGTAAAGCTCCCGCAGCGATTTTATCTGTTGCTATGGAGTCTACACCTAATTGTCCAGCTATCGAAGCAGAAGATACGTTTGACATATCTTCTCTTGCTAGTGGTCTACCCCCAGCTTGTGAGCCGTCATGTACTACAGCTGTATCTTTTGTGGTATCTATAGTTACTTCGCCTTCAGCACCAGTAAACGATACGTGTTGCGTTGTAGTACCACGCCTTAATTTTAATAATTTTGCCATTTATAATGTACCGAAATCTATTTGTAAATTGTTACCACTGATAGTTCCAACCTCAGTGAGATTATTGTTATTGCAATCCAACGCAGCGGCTAGTTCGGGTGATGTATCATCAGCCACGTTTTGAATACCAGAGTTAGATGTAATACCTAACCATGCGTTCCCGTTATAATTTTTTAACGTAGCATTAACTGTATCGAACCATAAATCGCCAGCATTAGGACTTGATGGCGCAGAACTAGAAATTTTATATTCTTGTGCGTATCTATTTACATCTGTGATGGAAGAAGAGACTGTATTAATGTTTGTAGCGTTGGAAACAGCTGCATTAATATTTGAAGAGTTGCTAACAGCAGCATTAATATTAGAAGTGTTAGCTTGTACGGCGTTAATATTGGTTTCATTGTTTGCTACCGCAGTTACATTCGAGTTATTATTTGCGACTGCTGTTACGTTTCCAGATATACCAGCTACAGTCACAACATTAGCTGCAATATCAGCTACAGCTTTGATTGGATCTTCAACAACAGTTATGGTATTACCCATACCACTGTGATTTGTACAGTAATATTGGAAATTTGTTGGCTGAGATTCTGGTATTACAATCTGTACCTTCGCCCCAGCTTGTCCTTGCGTACCAATAACAGTTACGTTAGTTGAGTACTGTGTACTACCAGCGTAGAAACGTAATGGATGATGAGCATTAGACGCATCACTTACATCAAATGTGTATGTCCATCCTTTATGTAAGGTTAAAGCTGGTTTATCAACACCATCAATAATGAATTTGCCTGTGGCTGCTGTGACTGTAAATGACCTTTCATCTTCTAAAGCATCCGCAACTATATCAAGCGAACCATTAGAACTTCCTGTAGATACAGGATTAGTAATAAGACCTAAATCTTCGCTATATGTTATAGCACCTGATACTATTGCAACGTCATCGAGAACTGACTGCGATGGTGTAATGATAGAAAACGAACTACCTGTATATACAAGTAAATTATCGTTAGAACTGTCATACCATAAGTCACCTTCTTGTAAAGATGTACCATCATTTCTTTGTGTCGGTTGACTAGAAGAAATTATATATTTATCTGAGAAGTTATTTATGTCAGCTACGTTTGTGGCGGCTGTTGAAACAGCACCTGCGATACTTGCAACCGTTGTTACCTCAGTAGCTTTAGGAACTAACCTGTGAAAAGTATATCTATTTAGTGTTGATGTTGATTCAACTAAGATTCCAAAGCCTTGAGGCAGTGCTGAGGGTACTCCAACAATAGTTACTGTGCTATTTCCAACTGTTCCGTTAGCAATAGTTACAGTTGTACCGCTAGGAGTATATGTAGCCGTTAAAGATCCAATACTTAAGATCGCAGCTTGTCCAGTTGTGCCTTGTGGGTTAGTGTTTGGGAAATTTTTTTCGTTAGAAATTGTACTAAATCCACCAACATCATCAACAAGGTCAATAATTCTTGCGTTTATGGCTGCTGTTGTAGCTACAAATGCGTCTGAGTTAGACCAAGTTTGTCCACTAGCAATAGTTTCTGAGCTGTCTTGTCTTAAAAACCTAGCCTCAGCTTCAGTTTCTGTGTAGTATCTACCGTCTAATGCACCATTTTGTAGCTCAGTCTCAGTAAAATATAGGTTATTAAGCTGTCCGTTGTTTAATTCAGTTTCTGTGTAGTATAAATTATTTAATTGACCAGCATTTAGCTCACTTTCCGTATAGTACAGGTTATTTAACTGACCACCGTTTAGTTCAGCCTCAGTAAAATATCTATTATCTAGTGTTCCTAATGCTATATCTCCATCGACTATACTTCTGTTTACGATATTAGTGCTGTTAACAGTTATATCTGTAGGCAGCGCACCACCTTCTAGCTTTGCTAGAGATACAGAGTCGTTTTTTAATTTGTCACCATCAATATTTGCAGAGCTGTTTATATCAGCATCTACGATAGTTCCATTAACGATATTAGCTGAAGCTACAGTTATATCAGTCGGTAAAGCTCCAGATCCTAGCTTATCTAAGGTAACACTATCATTTAATAACTTTGATCCCTGTATATTTGCACTAGCATTTATATCATCATTAACGATTGAACCATTAACTATATTAGCTGAGTTAATAGTTATACCACTTTTTAGTAATCCATCAGCAATTTTACTGTTCAGTATGTTTGCTGTTCCAGAAATATCATCATTTACGATTGTTCCGTTTTTGATGTCACCACTTTCAATAGTTCCATCAAGGATCATAGCCGAATTGATTGTACCTGTATCTCCAGTAGAAACCAGTACACCACTGACGTTGGGTAAACTCAGTGTCCTATCCGCTGTTGGATCTGTTACCGTTAAAGTTGTTTCATGTGCATTATCTGTAGCACCCTCAAACTTAATAACATTACCAAAACCAAACTCAACATCACCTACAAATGTTGCTCCTAGCGTACTAGCAGCTTGGTTTGTTGATTCTTGATTGATAAATAATGCTTGCTTTGAGTTAGCATTGAGATCATCTGCTTTTAAAGCTGATCCAGCACTAAATTCTTTTTTTACTGCTGTATCATCTGTTTGTCTAAATATTATTATCTTCGTATTACTAGCGGGAGCGGTTGTGAACTCAAGTTGAGTTGCGTTTGCAAACGTAAAAGCTGTGGTAAGTTGACCATTTATTTTTGCTTTTACGTCTGATTGTTCTATATAAGGAAAAGGTATTGAATAAAGTTTGGTGCTGCCATCCCCTGTATAGGTTTCAACAGTCTGTGCCATTTATTTTTGTTTAGTTTTTATCGTCTAATTTGTAGGTTCTTCCAATTTTGATACTTTAGTTCTAGTTCTGGATGATCTCGTTTTACAAAAGGTAAAGCTAAATCTTTAGCCTCTTTATGTACAGCTTCAATCATTGCATGTATTTGTAGTTCTAAAGTATTAAGTTGAGTATTTGGCATATTGATAGGACTTTCTTTTTTTAATTTGTTGTATTGACTTACCAATTTCTTATATTTTTTGTTTTGAGTAAATAAAAATTTTAATTTACCTTCTAATTTACCCTCACTGTGCATATATTTGTTAAAAGAAGATTGCTCTTCATTCGTTAAATCAAGTCCTTTATATTGTGCGATCTCAGGTTTGTTAAAATTAAATCCTACGTCATACATTTGTTTTTTAACAAAATTATTAGGATCGGCTTCTACAATTTTTCCAGCATATCCAAAGGTAGTAAATAAATTATTAACAACACCAGTAAAGTAGTTTGTACCTTGACTTCCAGATTTCTTTAAAGGTTGTCCAGTATATCTATCGTACTTAAGAGGATTTCCTACACCCATTAAAACTCTACCTCTAATTCTTGATAAAAAATCTCTACCAGTATTATTAGGATCAGAGTTCATAGTTTGATATGGCTGTACAAAATCAAATAATTGACGTGTAAAACCAGCCCAAAATAATGGGTTGTATGGATGTGGTACGTTTGTAGCCAAATCAGCACCAACTCTAGATAGTTTTAAACCTGTACCTTCTTTATTTACATATCCGTTAAGATCTAAATACTCAACTTGGTTTTGTAGACCCCTCAAAAATGTTTGATCCAAAGCTGCTATACCAAGACTCGCTACAAATAACGAAACTGCTTGTATGAATTTTTTTTCACCCATAGCTTGATCTCTAGTAAGTGTTACTAAATCAGCAGTTATAGAAGCAATAGAACTAAATGGTTGAATACGGTCATGTGGTATAGCTGAATAACCAGTAGATGTCCAAGGTGTTGGTATAATCCATGAATTTTTTGGCATACCATCTGGGGGATAATTACCAGTTAAATTTCCTGTTAAGGCTAATCCAGCTTGACTCATAACAAACAGTCGAGTAAAAGCTACTTGAGATTTGAGTTGCATTTCTGCGACTTCTCCCATTTCTCCAGATATGATTGCTTTATATCTAGGCACACTTTTTTCCATCAATCCTGTAGGATCAACAGCATATAAACTTCTACCTAAAGTATCTAAAAAGTTCCAAGACAATCTAGCAAAAGGCATGAAGTATGTTTGTAAAAAAGCATTTTGACTATTTTGTTCTAAACCTTTAAAAAAATTATCAACAGGTGTTGCATATTTTCCTGTTGGTATATTTTCTTGCATAGTCAAGTTTTTAGCTCTTTGTATTACACCTTCATCTATTAATCTTCCGTGGGTAACTCCATCCTCAAAAATATTACCCATAGATTGCCTTACATATTGCTCTAACTGCTTACCCTGTTGTATAGCTTGTTGACCTTTTTTAAAAAGATTTTTTGGATTAATTTTTAAATCAAATACACCATCTTCGTAAGCTTTTACAAATGCTCTACCTGTTGCTTCTTGATGACCAACTACAACATTAGCGGCATCATCTTGTGCTATTAAAAATCTTTTAGCAAAGTTTGTATATGGATTATATATAGCCATTTGCAGCCAATAATTAATATGGATCTTTGCTATTTCAGTTTTATTACCACCCTCTCTAGATACCTTATCTAGCAACATAGTTTTAGCTGCCTCTAATTCTAAAGACTTTCTTTTCCAAGTTTTAGATAATTCATATACTCTTGAACTTGCGTTGATAGATTGATTATTTTTAGCAGCTCTTTTAAATGCAAATAAAGCATCATTTATAGCACTCTGTGTACCAACTAACTGACCTAATCCATACATTACATCTTTAATACCACCTTTTCTAAAAATAGGTGAAGCAATATTTCCAAGAGGTTCTGATATAAGACGAGCTACGTTTGTTGCTCCAGCCGCAGTTTGTGGGTTTACTGTTGCTAAAAGTTTTGCATAGTAAAGAGTTCTTATAGAGTCACCATTTACATTAAGTGTATTTTTTAAAGCATCAGATAAGTTCTTTGTCATTCCAAAAACTTCATCTGGAGGTGCGCCAGCAACATAATCTATATACTCTTTTAAAGTTTCTAGGTCTTTTGTATTTCCAGCTTTAGCACTTTCCCATAACTCTCTAATTGTTTTACCAGCATCAGTATCTGTTTTTTTAATAAGTGTGAGGTC